GGAGTCCTTATCGAACTTTATATCCTTTTTTAGATCCTTCTTTTCTGCATCCTTCTTTTCGGAGGGCTTTCCCTTTTCGAGCTTTTTAATTTTGCTCTTATCGTCTTTAATAGCATCTTTTTCATGCTCCTCCTTCTCCTTTTTGGTATCCTTCTTAAGTTCTTTCTTGTTAATTTTATCCCATTGCTGCTTGGTCTTTTCGGCCTCAGTAATGGAAATTTCAATAGAATCCTCGTTGAAGGAGTGGCTTGCTTTAAGGTTTGATTTCATGGCTGTGATATAAAATGGCTGATGGATATGTTTCTAGGGTATGTTCCACAGAAATGTCTAAAACCTCTTTAAGAGTTTCTAGATTCTCGATTTCGTTAAAATCCTTTACACACGATTCTAAGGTTTCTCCCCAATATTCTTTAGGCTGAGAGCAGACAATTGATTCACAAAGATTGCTGGCCATTTCTTGTTGATCATCTGTAAGCTCATTTACTTTCAACTTTTTACTCAATTGGGCCTTTGCCTCATGAATTAATCCATCTACATCATAAATAGTTTGTTGAATATTCGCCCTAGAATATTTTGCATTCGCAAGGGGGATATCAGTGGTTCCCTCTGGTCTTCCTGCCTCTTTTCGTGGTCCAGTCTTTTTATCACCCGCAGGAGCGATGACGGGAACTCCACCCACTATCGGGTTATAATAGCCCTGCTCTCGTTCTTCTAAGAAATCTTTCTGAGCGTCTTCAAGCTCATCTGGCTCTGGAAAACGACCATTATGGAACATCTCCATTCCCTGTTTGGGCGTAATAATTCCCAACTCCATTAATCTAGTTGATGCTCTCATGAGTTGGACCTCATCCCTCATGTCAATATCTTTCATCCTAGCCTCGGGCCATGAACGAAAACCTAAATCCTTAGCTATTCTCTTAATCTCTCTATTTAAAAATTCATTTAAAAAGCCATACCTAGACTCCTGTAATCTATCAATAAAGATTTGAGCTTTTACTTGGGTAGAGTTAAATTTCTCCTCTCCCACAACAATATTTTGAAGCCCTTGCTTAATATCATCGTTCAGGATTTGGTATTTTTCAGGACCAAGAACTAAGTTAAGTTCAGGAATAATAAACTCTGCTTTTGTCGTGTAATCGGAAACTAGAACTCGCCCAACACTTTCGTTTTTGAACAAGTTCTGCATCGCGGCCATATTGTTGGGATTGACCCCACCCTTCTCTGGATCAGCACCCATCGTGATCAGCAGAATAACATTTTCCACAGTTCTAGTAATAGATTGATCCATTTTCTTTAATTCCAGCTTGGCATTAATATCTTCCAATACTGGGAACCCGAAAGGAACTGCAAATGGTTCGTAGTCTTGTTTCTTATAAAAAGAATAAGAAAGCTTTCTTGGGTCAAGATTAAGTTCTATCCCCTTTTTTGCGTAAGATCCATCTCTTATTGCTCTTTGCGCCTCTGGCTCTAAAGCCTCAAATATACCAAAATCCTCATCGGTTTGAGGGGTTGCTAATCTAGCTATTTCGTATTCTGATAAAATCTTTTTATAAGCCCCTCCGTTTGTAAAGCTTGTTGCCCTAGTAGCAATAATGTCATAAGGATTAAGCAATACATAGCGCAGCGGTATTTTGTTAGTGGAGGGATTTATAGACCCCACCTGATTCATTAACTTGGCATAATCTTCCGCTTTAAATTTTCCGTCTACACGATACAAAAATATGTTTCCACTCCTGTAGTATTCACGAAAATACTGATCCTTTAAATTAATAATATTAATTCTTTTAAACCACTCATAGAAAAATTCCCTGCTTTTTTTAGTGCCGCCTTCTAGATAAATATCCGTATTGGTGAATTCGGCCATGATGTCTATTGCATTGCGGAAAACTGCTACATTAGCGTATGCCTTTTGACACAACTCAATAGCATCTCTACAAGTAACCCCATCAGACGCATACTCATATGGGAGCATTCCCACGCGAATACTTGAAAACCTATCTTTAAGATTGCGATAAGCTGCCCTGTTTGTGCGTGAACCCTTAAAGCCCTGATCCGTCAAGGATTGCCTTCTTGCTTTAGAAACTTCTCCATAGGAAGCGTCTGAAGTGTAAAAAGGCTCCCCTAAAAGTTCGGGAGCGGGTTCGTTTCCTACTGGGCGCGAAGGATGATCTTTCGGATCAAACTTGCTCCAATACTCTGACCTTTTAGTGTATTTTCTTTTAGCCATGAATGTAATCCATATTACACCCCAAAGTTAACTTTCAACTTTTAAAAGTTAAGAAATGAACATAGGAGTAAAGGTGCTTTGCACATTTCCTATATCTTCAGAGTTCATATCGTAAAAAACATTCATCGCCCAATTACCTAAAACTAAGGCAGAATAAGAGTCTTTTCGAGCTTTATCAGCACCGCTCTGTTTTCTGAGATTTGGCGGCAAATCAAAACTTTGAGTTCCTTGAAGAGAAGTCGTAATTTGTATAAGCGCACATTGAACTTTGATTAAGTCCATCATGTCTTTTTGGTGCTCCACAAGGTCAATCATTCTTGCTCCCGCTGGCCCCTTCTCATTAGGGTCGTTTCTAATAAATTTTAATTCTTTTATGGGAACATTAGATTTGCGTTGAATATTGTAATCATCATTCATTGCCGCTCCCGCAAAGAATATTCTCTTGTGATCAAATGCAGCTTGAAGTTGCTCGTTTGCGTTTCGTATCCATTGGGAAGTGGGTTTTCTAAGGAAGACTATATTTTTAGTGGTTAAATTGTATTGGTTTTTAACCTTTCGCAAATTCTTTTCGTAATCTGCTGCTTTATCTAGATCTGCTTCAATTACCCCCAACTTTAAATTCTTCTTCTTAAATATATCACTTTCGTTACAAGAATTAAGAAACTGAACTCCTCCATTATAATCCCCCACTACAGCAACAATATTAAAGTGAGTAAGAAGGTAGGCTGCGTATTTAATATGTGTTTTTAAATTAGCTCCTGACAACCCATAACTGTGAACTACCGTTCCCTTTCTGGTGTCTTTATTGAGTTTGATTAAAAGCATCGCGAAATCATCAGAACTTTCACTTTCGGACCATGAAGGGTCAAAAGCTAAAATATATTCGTCTTTAGGATTTCCTATAACTTCTACAGATTGCCCCTCTCCATCTGGAATTGTGCAAGCTGCCATTTTGCTTACCTTAAAGTATCCCGAACTGTCGTCGGTAAATATTGCACCAAATTCCCTATCAAACTGGGAGTCGCTCATTGTAGCCCTAGACTGATTAATTAAATTTTGATCATAAAGCTGTTCTGGAGCGCAATCATAACTAAAGTGCATAATTGTTCTGTGTGCTCCGTCTTGTTTGTTTTCGTTTAAGATTAAAGACTCATACTGCTGATATATCTTATAAAGGTATTCGAATTTGTAAGAAGCGGAAGATAAACCAATGATTTTGTTGTTTGGCCAAATTCTTCTATCCTCTTCTTTCATTTTCCCCTTCTCAATCATTTGTGTTTCGAGGTCATAGACCTCTTGGCGCTCAGTAGGATTTTCCACAACAGATAGAAAGGGAATAATCACCTCATTGTAGATTTTTTCAGGCATTAGCAATAACTCATCAATAATCATTCGCTGAAAGCGGAAACCCCTTAGCTTTTCACCGTCACCTAAAGGTAAGGCGCGAATACTGCTTCTTCCAATCTCCATGACCCACTCATCATTCATCTTGGAGACCCTTGTAATACACTGAGAGAAAAATGTTGCTTTGGGGCTTTTTGAAATGTCCTCAATTTTTTTGAAGATCATTTTGGACTGTCTAAATGACTTAGACAGAATACCTATCTGGACACCTTGATTCAGAATAGCGTCTAATAGCGCGAAAATGCCCGTAGAGAAGCTTTTGGACATTCCCCGACTCCATATGCCCAAAAAGTAGTCAGACTCCATCATGGCCTTAATAGCCATATGCTGAAAAGGGAATAACTTAACACCAGTGAACAACTCACAAGCGAAAGAAGGATTTTCTCGAAGAAATTTATAAAGCAGAATTTTTGCTTCAGTTTCCTCTAAATATCCCTCTTTTTCGAGTAGCTGTTGATTGATATCCTTGAACTTTCTGTGTAGTTTTTGTTTTCCTTTTTGCCAAGCCATCTTCTTTAAGTTTTTTATCCCAAAAATACTGAACATCTACCGTCCAGAGTTTTTTTCCTAAAACAAGAATTTTGGGAATGATCTCCTCGCTTTTACTTCTAGAGCCACTAAATACAAACTGACAGCAATCTGAGTAGTTTGCCTGTATCTCTCTCATCCTATGATAAACATAATCTAGTCTAAATTTTTTATATCCTCGCGCATTTTCGGTCCACATGTTCCCAAACGCCACATCTGCCACTACAAACAACATACAACCCATGGATCGGCATCTTTCTAACTCCTTTATAAATCTTGCGTAACCATTAGTGACAGTAGCACAGAAATCCTGGTAAGACTTCCTATCCACGAATGTATAGTCATATAAATCACCTCCAACAGCGTAATCGCCCACATCCAGCTTTAACGACTTAGAGTTCTTAAAATACAATGGCTTCTGTTCTCTTGTATCTATCAGTATAGGTGTATCTGAATAATCGTTTTTAAATTCATTTGGTAGTTGCCCCGAGAACATGGGCAACATACCAAATTGCTTGCAAGCCTCGCTGTAGCTTCCGAATACCTCTTTACAAAGATCTATATCGGGTAATCCTGCGCTTTGTAGATAAGTGGAAGGTGGGCCATGCTGTAGCCCCTTGGCTTCAGCTTTCTTTTTAAAAGCTTTTATGATATATTCTTCAACCTCTGAACGTGGTGCTGTTTTGCACCATTTTTTCATATTGGTTTTATTGATAAAGTCAGCAGCGAAATACTGATCGTATTTTTTGAACGGAATCAGTTCTCCAGTGAGTTTGTCTTTCCTTTCATAATTCTCTACATAGTAATCCCCGAGGAACTTACCATGTTTCTTTATGTGTGCATGGAGACTTCTTAATGAATCAAAAGACTCGCCACACTCTTTGCAATCATAAGACATCTTGTTGACTAATTCCTAAAACTCTAGCTTTCCACTCTGCCATTCCCTCCAATCTTTCCGCTTCCTTCTTTACTGCCTCTTTTTGCATTTCAGCTATCTTCATCATGGTTTTCCTTTCTTCCTCTTCTTGGAAAAGCTGAACAATAGATAGAAATGAAGCATTTTCTTTCTGCATCTTCTTCATCCTCTCACCGCGATCACCTTGAAGCTTCTTGGTTAGGTTCTCGATGCGAGTTTCGCATTGATGATACTCAGAACTCTTAGCTTTGATAATTTCTGCCAAGCGAATAGACATTTCTTGCTGTTCGTCAGCCTCATCGAACATATTGTTCAATTTGTTAAGGTGAGCACTAATAACCTCCAAATTAATTACCTCCTTGCAGACATTTAAATACAAATTAATTTCATCTGCTGTTAGATCGGGCTTATCCCACGTTAAACGTATAAACTCATGCTCAAAGAGAACCCTATCCTCTTCATTGAGATAATTATTGATAATTTTTAGAAATCTTGAGTTAGAAAGATTAACTCCAAGTTTTTCAACACAAACTTGCTTTTGTCTGTTAAGTTTTGGTTCATCTAAGCCTAGCCCAGTAGCATCATTGATTTTTTTGATGATTCGTGATGGAGACTTAGGTGAAATGTATGAACTCAATGCTCCACTGTCTTGGGATGGCAAAATATCTGGGTTCACTGCCCTAATTTCTGCTAACACCGCTCTTTGCTCTGCACTGAGTGGTGGAACCCTGCGATCTGGAAAAATAATTCTAGCAATCTCTAAGGAAGACAATCCTTCATCAGCTTGTTGCAAGATAAATTCGCTTTGCTGCTGGGTAAATTCAATAGTCTCTGCTGGAGGACGGCTGGTGGTTTGAAAGTCGATAGAGTTTTCCACCAAAAACTTTCTAACAGCCCTACCCTCCTTAGATCTTCCGTCCAAGGAATCGTCTTGAAAGCATTGTTTGGTTAAATCAATTAAATTAGGAATCCTAGAAGCATTTTCTCTTAGAAATTCCTTCTGTTCTTCATTCAGGTCCATTTCCTATAATATCGTGGTCTTTTAGTATTTCTAAGGCTACCTCTAGAAACTTTTTCTTTAGGTTCTTGACTTGGCGGTAACCCAATTTTCTTTTTTGTGGGGATATCTTGTATCCCATGAACTTTGCAACATCCTCCTCTGTCTTATCTTCAAAATACAACATTCGATAGGCGATGTAGTGAGTTTCGCTTAACTTAATCTCCATGTAGACATCCAAGCGTTGGAGTGAGCCATTAAAATCAAAATCATTATATTCTCTACTCCTAACCTCTTTTACAAAGTCCTCCGTGGATAGAGGGATTTTTAATTCTAGCCCCGTTTTCTTTGACTTCTCCCATTTAGCATAAAGATTACAAGTATCGTCTTGTTTTTTTGTCTTTGTGGCAGAACAATCGTCTCCTCTTGCAAATTTACAATTAACACACGGTTTTACATAATTACCATAATGGTTTCTTATGAGGTTTCGCATCTGGTTAGAAATGATGCGACCAATCCACGGCTCTAGTGGACGTTCTTGATCCCACATGTGCCACTTCTTAGCAATGTGTAGTTTTATGATTTGCTCTACATCTTGAAAGTCAAACCACCTGACCGCTTTTAACCTCCACTTATACTGTTGTCGTTTAATGGCGGCATCTATGATGTCAGAAAAATCTTCATATGTGAACTCACCCTTCTTTTTTCTTTTCATCAATAAATTCATTAAGGGAGCTTGTTTTATTATCCCCTTTGTATTCAGAAGGGGTTGGCTCTCCAATTAATGAACCGAAAGTCATAGTGGATTTATCCGATACTTCATAGTCCACTTGGAAGTCAGTAATGACGGGGACTGATTCTGCATCAGTTTCGTTATCGGACAAAACAACTGATTTTTGAATAGTAGGAGTATCTTGTGCGGTATTTGTAGAAATAGAAGCATTTAGTTGTTGCCCACACTTAGCGCAAAAATTTGGCTTTGCGTGAGCGTATTCCATTTTGTGACCGCAACTGTGACAAAATAAATGAGCCATTATATATTTATATGATTTAAAATTAGTTTTTCAAAAATAAACAAGGTCTTTGTCCTATATGTTTTGTAAAAAGCTGTTCGCCGCTATCGCGTTGACATAGCTCTTGTTTTACATATATTATTACACTTTCTTGTGTGTTTCTAATTTGGAAATAATGAATTTTAGTATTTTACTGCGAACAATATCAGTTCTTGTGAATTTGAAAGAATGAATCCCATTTTCTTCTGACTTTTCATCAGAGAACAAATCAAACATCTCTCCAAAACCTGTTTTGCCATTAATGTCACTCTGCATAAAATCTCCACAGATAATCAACTTGCTATCTTGTCCTAAACGAGTGATCAAAGTAGTTAGCTCTTTAAATGTAAAGTTCTGGGCTTCATCAGCAACGATTAGCTTGTTGTTCCAGTTAGCTCCTCTTAAAAAGTTTATAGGAACCGCAGAAATCCTACCTTTCTGTTTTAAGAATGCCGTATCGCCCTCAAAGATGATTTCTTCCAACTTATCATAAAGAGGCATAAGAAAAGGGTTGAATTTCTCTGCCATATCTCCAGGGAGACTACCGAGACCTTTATCTGCGCTTTCTGCGATACTTCTTACATAAAGAAGCTCTTTTTCAGTATCTTCGGCCATAAGACGAAGACAGCCATAAAGGGACATGTAAGTCTTACTTGATCCCGCTGGCCCAGAAACAAAGAACATCTTTACTTCGGGGTCTAGGATTGTAGACAGGAATTTGCGTTGACGGGTCGTGAATTTAAAGTCCCTCTTCTTAAACTTGATCGAGTGGTGGAAGTGGGGCTCCAACTGTAAATTAGACAATTTTTTAAGTGCCATACTACAGATGTATTTACACTTAAATTATAATTTGATCTGATTTATTGTAGCTGTTGTTGATAAAGTGTCTCCTCCTTGACTTGCGTAGGATTGAGTTAAAACCCTGCTTCCAGCCGTGAATTTTATTAAGTCGGCAATAAATGGGGTAGTGTTGCCTATACCAGCAACTGCTACATCTAAAGTGTTATTGAGGGATTCTCCACTATAGTCAATTAGCTTATTAAGCCCTGTTGAGGTTACTGTTAATTGTTCTTCTACTCCATCTAGTAACATTGTAGAGGCATTTACCGAACCAAGCTCATAAACTGGGGTTCTGGCATATCTTCTACTAAAACTCATTTGTTGGTTTGTATTGTTTAAAATATTAGCTGAATCGTTAACAGAGCAAGTATGGCCGTATGCAATGCGATCACTATCCAAAGGGACATCTCCTCCAGCATAAGGATTACCATCCCCACTAATTTTACAATCTATAGCTGGGTCCAGTGAAAGAAACTTAGCCTGAAGCGTAACTGGATTAAATGGATCTATAGTAATAGAAACATCTGTAGCATAACATTTATTATAAACTCCACTGCCAAGTTGAATGGTAACATAGTTATCTTGGTTTGCGTCTAGTAAAAAATCCAATCCCGATACCATTCCAGACTGAAATACACAATCAACAGTAATATCAGCAGTAAGCGGTCCTCCAAAGCCAAACTGATCGCTACTAGCAATAGTGCTACCCAGTTTTCTTTTGGGGCTGTGATTTGTATTGTAATTTACATTTGCTTGGGTTGCAGGAACATACCTGTCTACCTCGTCAGGTGGACTAGAAATACCAGCACCTCCAATATAAACAGGGAACTCGCTATAGGATAAACTCATTTGTTTTTATTACACTCAGTTTCCCGCCACCATCAAACCGAAATTCGCCATAGCATACGATGCCCACACTAAACACCACGCATATTCCTTCTTCATCAAATACGCCACAGCAACCACCGCATACATCAATCCCGCCAACAATGGCACATACTTAGTAACAAAATCAACCACTCCAAATTATAGGGGCTGATTATTTTTTTTAAACAATAAATATTAAACATACCCCCGTTTACCACGTTCCGACAAATGGGTGAGGGTTTCCCGTTGATAGATTGAGAATAGACTCCCCCCGCCAGTTTGCCACGCAAACGCAAACTAATTTTTTGAGAAATGGGGTAGGGTTGTCAAGTTCTTTTTTAATAAAAAAAAATGCATAAAAATAGAAAAAAAAGCTTGCTTTTTCTGTGAAAGTATGTTATAGTTACTACATGGAAACAAATACATATACAGTTTACCACAACTACTCTCTCGATGCCGAGTTTTCTGGCACACGCGAAGAGTGCGAGGAGTGGATCGC